CATTTATAATTTGATATGTATCTGTTAATTCGTAATATATATCTTGATTTGTATCTTGTGGAACAGTTTCAAAAACAATAGGAATTTCTTGTTGAGTTATTTTCAATGTTGCAAGAAAAGCATTTGGGACATTAGTATCAAGCGGCTGCAACAACATTGCAACGCCTTTGTTTAAATTTGTCTCACTAACACTAAAACCTTGACTTGCAGTTTGTCCAGTACTACTATTAGGCAAATCAACTACTCTTCTAAAAGTTACACTTGAAGCCCCTCCATCTAAAAAATTAAAGTTGTCATAAGCCCCATCTTGTATAAACCATTCTTCAATATTTGCATAATAAGAAGATGAAATAAATTGTTTTTTAATTTCAGTTCCTGTTGTGCCATATTTAACTGTAAATTCTAAAACTGAACCTGCATAAATTGGTCTACTTCCTGTATTAAAATTATTTAGTGACCATTGTTTTGTGGTTGCATATACAGCAGATAATGCTGTAGTTACAGTATTTATTGCTGAAACTCCACCAAATATATTTAAAGGTCCTAAACTAGAAGTATATGTAGCTCTACAATTAATAACCCAAAAGTCTCCTTTTTTATGTCCTGTACTTGATGCAAAATTTATTGTACATGACATTGTAGACAAATAGCTACCAATGCTATCATTTGTTGCATTTGCATTTCCAGAATAACTTAATGTTATATCAGTCCCAGCAGGGATACTTATACTAAAACCAGATCCTTCTATTTTGGGATTATTACCAAACATTATATAGTATCTAAATGTATCCGTAGTTCCTACAGTATCTATTTCTATATAAAATCTAGCATCAACATTTGGTTTACCAGAAGGTACAGTATTAGTGTATATGTTACTATTTGAAGTAATCATATCATTTGTACCACTTCCATAAAATATTGCTTTCTCGGCTACTTCAAATTGACTTGTAATTGCAGTGCCCCCTGAACTACTTCTACTACCATATCCAGAATAACTAAATGATGGAGGCAGAAAAGTATTAGCAACTTTTACCTTAAAATAAACACCAGCAGGTTGCAAATTACCGTTGTTTAAAAAATTTGCCGATTTTGATTCTATATCTAAAATCTTATATTGTGTTTCAGGAGATGAATTTGTGCTATTTTTTAAATACAAATAGGTGCCAACGGATATCTTATCAACATCTGCTTGGTTTATTAAAAACCATTTAAAATCTCCTTCAGAAAAATAAGTTAAAGGAAATACATTGTAATAATCTTGTTTGTTTTGCTTAATGTAAAATCTATAATACGTAGCAAAACAAGGGGGCTCATAATCTCTATTAATAGTAACACGAATATTGTTAGCTAAACTAGAATTTGTACCAGGAATAAATATAGTATTGCTATTAGTTGTATTATCTCCTTCTGGAATAACCACAGTTGTGCTTCTTCCGTAATCATCCAAATAAACTAATCCAATTTCATAATCTCTAATGCTTTTAAATGTAGGCTTGGGATTATTGTTTGTTATAGCTTGTGTTGTTAATGACAAACTAAATATAGGAGAAATAGGAGCACCTTGACAATCAACTAAATTAAAAAATTGAGTGTAGTTACCGTAAATTAATCTACTCCCAATTAACTCTTGAGCTTTAGCTCTTAATGGAACATTATCAAAAAGTCTATTTATTTGATTAGGATCAAGTATTGAGTATACCTTATTATTTTTAAATTGATATGTTTGAGACTGAGAAGAAGATAATGTTCTTGTTTGAATATTATCTATAATGTATGCATTAATATTTCTTGTGTCTCTAAAAACAAGTTGAACTTCTGTAACATTATTACCTCCTCTATTGTATGTTAAGGTAACCGTGTTAAACGAGTTAGTCATGGATACGTTTTCAGACACACCATAATCATATTCAAATTGCTTTGGTAAAAAAGCTACCGGAGAAAATGGTGATAAAGCACTATACTCATTATCAATATATTTATATCGATAAGCAAAGTATAAAAATTTATCTTCTAAGTTGTTTGAATCCCCATTATTGGATAATGCAATAGCAGGAGCATCTAATGGGGGGGCAACAATAACACTGATGTCATCTTCTGTAAAATTATCTACACCATAGTTTTTAGCACGGTCAATAGTAACTCTTCTTGGTGGGTTATAATTATCAGTCCAGAATAATAGACCTTCAATATAGTTTATACCTGTAACAAAAAAAGATTTGTTAAAATTAAGCAATGAAGAAGTTGTAGGCGTAGCTTTAGTAGCTTTTAATACAATTGTAGTTAAATCTAATGTCTCATTGTATTCAAAGATAGCATCAGCGTTATCTGCAGCAACTAACCAATAAATAAGATTAGAAGCATCATATGCCAACGAACCAATACATTTTGCATTAGTCAAACCCAATGCAGAGTTCATTAAGGTGTTTCCTAGATAGTTTTGCGCAGCACCGTTGTTAGAACCCTCTATAGCAACGTATTGCCCATCAGAGTCTCCAACGATAATATTTAATGCATCACGATATTGCCCATCGGGTAAAAAATGAGGATCTAAATCCTTGTTCATTATACCCTGTAGGAAGTTCCTTTGTAACTCAGCCATTTATTTTATCCACTTAGATTGACCTCTCATGTTCATTAACAAGCGACCAGGATGTAAATTACTTAATCTGATTTTAGCGTTTCTCCAATTGGAGGTTTTCTCTTTACGTGCTCTATTAATTACGTACTCAGGCTGATTAGCCTTTGTATTTAAAATTGCCCATTTAATGTACGAATAAATAAATTCTTCTGCTAGTTTTGGCACAGGAATTTCTTCATCTGTTAAGCCATATAATCCATCAGAGACATACTCTAATACAACCGACTGACGATGAACGCCTGTACTGAAGTTAATTACACCTGCAGTTTTATCAATAGTAAATGTTGGATTAGTATTTGCAGCTTCAGTGTTTAATCCGTAGTATTGACCACCTGGATAATTAAAATACCATAGACCATCTAAATACCATCCCCATTGATCATTGTATTCACAGTAGCATTGATTCAATCCAATAAGACGAGATTCGTCTAACTTAGATGTTCCAATTAAGGCTTCTCCATCTTCATCAAAAAGAATGTTGTAATATTGGTCTTGCAAGAATTCAGTAGATGAGTTAGCCTGCAAGTTCTCAGTCATAGGGTAAAGTACACCTCCACAAAATAATGAGATACGTACCCAGTTAACATAGTCAGGTGGCAATACAAATTTTAAATTATCGCCAACTTCAAGTTGCAAGTTATTAATAACACGGTTCCCATCATACTGAAGCTCCTGTACTGCACGCTTTGCGTGAAACAGAATCTTATACCTATTGATGTTATTCAAAAGGTCACCGTCATCCATGTACATTAATTGGAAGTTGTTAACAACATCCTTTAATGTTACATTTTGATAGGTGCCCCAATTTGAATCTTGTGGGTTTGTCCCATTATTGGTGTAATATTCTTCTTGAGTCATTATTGTGCTCTTTGATCCATGTACATTTCTTCTTGTTTGGCATTAGCCACAACCTCTTGTTCACGAATACTTGTACCAGCGTATTCGCATATTTTAACAACTAACTTTGGGAAGTCTGATAATGTTAATTCAAAATCTTGATAGTCATTAGCCGACTGATTAAATAACGGACTACCGTTAACTAACGTATACGTCCACTTGGGATCGTATGGATACCGTACATAATATGTTTCAACTCCACTAGTAATTGTCAATGGATATACTGTCATCTCGTTACCTTGCATAACATATGCAGGATACAATTCATTAGGTGCAGTTAGATTTGATCGCAACAAATTATACACCTTTAATTGATCAGCATGCTCAACTTGTTTTTGATTGTAATATAAAGCATTTAATAAAAACCATCCGGCTGGCATTCTAAATTTTTGAGAAGGAGTATCGTATACTAATGCAACATTCTCTGAAAAATAATCGATAGTTTGATCTATTTGCTTTGTTATATCGGAGTATCCTGATGTATACTCACCCTTATAGTCTGATACTTTTGAGTTTTTAAAATCAAAAAAGTATTGCGTAAAGATTTCTAACTGCGCTTGCTTTGCAAACGAGTTGAATTCTTCAGGAGTTACATATCCATTATTATCCTTGTTAAGAATGGACATCACGGTGTTGCGAACAGAATTTATCATGATGACAAAGATATAAAAAAAGGAGGACTTTTGTCCTCCCTTAATATTACTTCAATTTTTTCTCGATCATTTTATACAACTCGAGTCCATCATCACTTTGTAGATATGACATAAGTAATTTAACCGGATCCTCACCAAATGGGATACCCATTAATTTTTTCTTATTCTCTGTAAAGTTAAAGTATATGTCTCTGTTATTATTTTTAATTAAAAACAATCCTTCTTGTAAAGCTTTAGCAGCAATATTACGTAAACGCAATTCAGGATCATCTAGGATGTCTAAGAATTCTTTTGCATTGTTACGAGCGTATAATAGAATGTCTCTATTTAATTCTTCGCTAGATAATTTATCTACACGAGCACCAAGTAGAATACGACCAATAGCTTCTTTAGTAGCTAAGTCTAAGTTACGAGCTGCATTCAATGCATCCATTTGAACGTAAATCCAATCGATTTGCTCAGATGCATCTTTCTTAGTATCTACTTCTTCGTACAATACGCCATTTTCTGGGTGAAGTGCTAAGAACTTTTGTAATACTTGATTATTTCTTGGTACAGTAAGTAACCCATCTTCAAAGATAATTGGCTCTAAGATAGCGTTGCCATCTTGCTCATCTTGGAATGGGGACTTCTGATTTGTTGCGTAACGCAAAGGACGATTCTGTCCTGTTTGTTCATCGAAATATAATAGTGGTTTACGAGAAGTATTTCTCGAAGCCAACATTAAGGACATAGGGAATGTTTTTCTTTTAAGGACATACATCTTGTCCTCGATAGTTATTTTTGACATTTGATTATAATTTAAGTTTTAAAAAATAAATAAGGGGAGGATTGCTCCTCCCCAATATTTTACTATGCTTCGAACAAGAAGAAGTTATTCGCACCAAGTGTACATAAAGCACGCTCAGATAAGAAGTTAACCTCCATTGCATCTAGGTCGCTAGTTTGAGCACCACCAGCAGAACCTGTGATCCAAGTCTTGTAACGACGATCTTCAGTCTCAGAAGCACGGTAACGAACGTGTAATATCT